TTGCTCATGCCATCAGGTCCCGAAGACGTGACCACGGAGCAGATCGTGCAGGCGTTCGCACGGCAGCAATGGAAACCCGAGACGCGCAAAGCGTACAGGAACACCATATCGTCGTTCTTCCGATGGCTGCATAAAAGCGGCAGACGGTCGGATGATCCGAGTCTGGACGTGCCAAGGGTGAAGAAGCCGCACGCGCATCCCAGACCATGCCCGGACCGTTACATCGCTGCGGCGATGAAGATGGCCACGACGTCGGAAAGACTCATGATCCGGCTGGGCGCGGAGTGCGGACTGCGGCGTGGCGAGATTGCGCGGGTTCACAGCGATGACGTGGTGGCAGACAGCGCCGGCCGGTCATTGATCGTGCGCGGCAAAGGCGACAAGCAGCGCATAGTGCCGTTGCCGGACGATCTGGCCGGCATCATCATGGACGCGCGGGGCTACCTGTTCCCTGGCCGGTTCGGCGGCCACGTCGAGGAGTCCTATATCGGGGACCACATCAGCCGCCTGCTGCCGGACGGGTACGCCGCGCACACGTTGCGGCACCGTTTTGCCACCACGGCATACGCCGCCACACACGACCTGTTCGTGGTCGCGGAACTGCTCGGCCATGAATCGGTTGAGACCACGGAGCATTACGTGGCGATGCCGGACGGCCGTCTGAGAGAAGCCATGGCGGCCGTCCGTCTTATTTAGGCCGCGTGACGTGCCGATAGCCTCGCCTTTTTGACGCGAGCCTTCGTGGTCACGTCGTTGTCCTTCCAGTAGCACCAGATGGCGCTGCCGGCTGTCCATGCGAGGCTCACGAGCTGCGTGATGGTCGTGTCATCGATGTTGAGCACCGGATGGCCGAACATGGTCAGTGCCTGGTTGACAAGCGCAAGGAGCAGCACGAGGAATCTGGATATTGTGCCGCCGTCGATTCTCGGCGTCGATGCCTCGGCGTCGTCATCGGTGGCGGCCATGATCTGCGCCGAGACTGGCATTGCGTCATATTCCGTTGTGTTGGCCGTCGGTAGTCGGTTTTCCGTCGTGTCGGTCATTTCGTGGTCCCTTCCAGCTTGCTGATTTTTTCGGACAGTTCGCTGATCTGCTGCTGCTGCGTCTCGATGGTTTTGGTGAGCTGTTTCAGCATTCCTGGGATCTCGAAGCAGATTGTGTTGTAGATGTTGCCGCCCGGTGCTGAGCCCTTGTAGCTGTATTGCATGATGCTGTCACGGACACGCTGCGGCAGCTCGTAGGCGAGCAGGTTGTACATGTTGCCGCCCGGTGTGGCGTTCTTCCCGTTGGGCTTGTAGGCCCAGTTCCATACTTCGTCTCCTGCGTTTGACATGGAGCCTCCTTCGAGTATCTGATTTGCTTTGTCGATGATCTGCTTGTATGGCAGGCCGTTGGGTGCGAGGTCGGGGCAGGCGAGGTGGTCTGTGCCTGGGATCTCCCGGTGTAGCCATACGTTGCCTTTCAGCCCGTCGTGCCACAGTTTCGTCCACCCGTACCTGAGCGCGATGTCGGCGCAGAGGCGCGCGCTTGCGTCGATGCACGCCTGGGTGCAGACCGCGCCGTTGGACATTCCTCCCTCATGCTCGATGCTGATGGTCGAATTGTTAGACGCGTAGTTCGCGTCGGAATAACTGCCGTCGAGTTCCGACACGTATTGGTGGATCTCTCCGGTCGCGCCGATGCCGTAGTGGGCCGAGGCGCGGCTTGACTGGTTGGCGAACGTGGCATCGGTGCCGGCTAGGTATCCGACCATGATGTGCAAAGTGATGTGGGTGACGCCGTAGCCGTTGCGTCCCACGTAGTGGTTCGGGCTTCCTTTCCAGATGATGTCGCTCATGTTGGCTCCGTTCTTAGTTGAAAAGGTCTTCAGGTGGTTCCGGCGGTGGTGGTGGGGCGCGGCGGTAGATGTGGTCGATGAGTTGCCGGTTCCATTGCCAGAGGCGTTGGTTGTCGGCCTGCATCTTCTGTGCGAGCCTGTAGGCTTCCATCTTGTTCTTGGCGGCGGCCGAGAGGGTGGAGACCAGTGCGCCGACGACCGCGACGACCGCGCCGACGATGGCGATGATGAGATCCGTCATGCGGCCGGCCACATCATGGTTGCATAACGATTGTCGGAGATTTGCCCGCCTCCGCGACGCGAGTAGACGATGACTCCGGTGGGTTTGACGATGAATACACCGATTGAATTGTTGTTGGAGCACATCGGTGCGAAATTCAGTTCGAGCGGCGGTCGTGCTTCTTCGGGGAGTGTGCCTGGCATTTGGCTTTCGCTCCATCCTTTGGTGCCACTGTCCGAAAGATTAACCGTGACGTAAACGAATCCATGTTTCATCATGTATTCGCATTTCCAGCCTGATTTGTTGACGAGCGTTGTTTTGGCTTTGTCATCGGCGGTGTACCAGTGTGCGTGATGCCAGCTGGTCCCGTCCCAGATGTACGGGCCGGTGTTGTCGCCGTCCGAGGTGACGAAGCCGGTCTGGCCGACCGTGGCCGTCTGTGCCTTCAGCGATTCGAGCGTGGTGGCGATCACAGGTGTCGCACCGGCTGGGGTGGAGCGTCTGTCGACGGTGTCCAGCGCGGTCTCGAAGGTGTCGGCCATGGCCTTGAACGACCCCGCCGCAGATGACACGAGGTCGGAGCCTTCCGGATATGAGAGCCCGTAGATGGGTGTTGTTGCTGTCATTGTGTTCCTTCCTTTTCGGCGGTGGGCGAAGAAGTGTCGATGATCTGGATCATCGAGAGGTCGCAGATGTGCAGGTCGAGCTGCTGCCAGCTGAGGGTGGGCAGGTCGGCCCATGTGATCCGTTCCGTCAGCAGCGGCCGGAGCGCGGCCAGCGTCGCTTCCTGGGTGAGTGTGGGCTTGCCCGAACGCCACCGGTATGAGAGCGTCCCGCCGATGGTCGTGATGGGGCCGGTGAAGGACGGTCGGCCGTCTGAGCCGGTCAGGGCCGACGATTTGGCCTTGACGATGATGAATGGGCCGGATGGGCTTGCCTTGTACAGCCATGGCCGGCGTGCCGGGTCGATTCGCGTGCTGTTGAACGTCACTGTCTCCGGTACCATGCGCAGGTCGTGCGATTCGAGCCATTGCGCGATGTTGGCGCGGTCCGTGGCGCTGACGTTCGAGGTGCCGCCGCTGTTCCATACACCGCCCGAGTCGTCCACGGCGAGCATGTCGGAATCGACGGTGAGGCTCTTCTGCATGACGGTCAATTGTGGTGGCAGACGGTCCTGGTCTCCCATCGTGATCTCCACGTCGTCGAAAGAGAGCTTGCCGTTGTCCGATTTGACGCGTTTCGCGTTGATGACGACCTGTGTCAAAGGTTCGGTGATGCTCAGATCCGTCGATGCCTCGATGTCGGCCGCCGAGAGTGCGTATCGTGTCTCTCCGTCGGTGAGGACGTTGAGTCGGCCATCGGTTGACAGATGCACGGCGATTGGGTCGGCGAGGAACAGCGGCCTGATGGTGGATGCCGCGCCGTCGTAGACTTCGTGCCATTGAGGGAGTCGTGGCCCGACGGTGAGCCGGTGCAGCAGGTCGAGCTGCGATGGGTGGTCGGATGGCGTGTATGGTGCGACGCTTGACGGCAGGGCGAGCCCGTCCAGTTGGGCTTCCGGCGCTCCCTGCGCCGAGGCCCTGCGGTTCATCTCCTTGAGGCGTGCGGATGGCGTGCCTATCCAGTGCGCGCCGTTCCATTTCGCGGCCGTGTCTGTCGGTCCTTGGGATTGCAGGCGTTTCCATATGGCCATCCTCGATGTGGCGGAGAGTTTGAGCAGCCATCCGCCGTCGCTGGCCGGTTCGATGCTGCCGCCGGTGGACACGCTGCCGGCGAACATTGTTTCGGATGGCGAGTCTGGCGAGTCTGGCGAGTCTGGCGAATACATCTTGTGGAGCGAGTCGATGGGGATGCGCAGATCGCGCCAGCAGCCCATCGCTGGCGTCAGGTCCATCCATCGAGGCTGGTTGGAGAATTGGACGACCACTTTCATGCCGGCCAGTGTCAATGCCTGGCCTGCGAGCCGTCCGGTGCGGTCGCGGAGGGTGAACGACATCACGGCAGGTTCGGGTTGTTCGTCGATGCCGTCACTTCCCCAATCGATGGTGAAAGAGTCCAGGGCCGCTACATCCTTGGTGGAATCGTTCACCGGTGTCCAGCCGGTGCCGTTGCCTGTGTCGATGAACATGAAGCATTGCTGCATCTATCTCATGACCTCCTTGCGTCGTAGTCGGCCAGGAGCCGTTTGATGGCCTTGGCGGTGCCGTCCTTGTCGATGACCTCGCCGTTGATTTCCACGTTCCAGGTGTTGATCACGGCTGGCGTGGCCGTGTTGCCTTGGGCGGAGAGGTTGAGTGGCATGGCCGCTAGTCTGCGGTTGGCGCGGCCGATGGCGGTTTCGACGTTGCTGTCGAACCCGGTGTTGAGGCCCTGGGCGAAGCCGGTCATGATGGCCTGGCCGGCGGGGATGAGCAGGCGACGGTCGTAGCTGATCGGGCCTTTGTGGGCCTTGATCCAGTCGCCGATGCCGCTGATCCAGCCGGTCACGTTGTTCCAGGCGCCTTTGAGGCCGTCCCAGAAGCCGTTGATGATGCTTGCGCCTGCGTTGACGAGGATGCTGCCGGCGTTGGAGAAGAAACCGCCAATGGTGCCCGGCAGGCCTCGGAACCAGCCGACCACGCCGTTCCACGCGTTCCTAGCACCGTTCGCCGCCGAGCTGAAGATGCCGACGATGGTGGAGCCGAGGCCGGAGAAGAAACCGGTGATGCCCTGCACGCAGGAGCCCAGGAAACTCGTGAAGCTCGACCACACGGCCCGGCCGGTGTTGGTGCAGGTAAAGAAGTAGGTGAGTACGGCCGTGAGCGCGGCGATGAGCGTGATGACCAGCATGATCGGGTTCGCGGCCATGACCGCGTTGAGCACCGCCTGAGCGACGGCGGCGACCTGCATTGCGGTGGTCACGGCGGTGACGGCTGCCACTGCGCCGCCGATCGCGGCGACGAGCGGGGTCACAAGATCCAGATTCTGGCTGATCCAGTTGCCTGCGGTCTTCAGCCAGCCGCCGACCGTCTGCGCGGCGGTTGCGACGGTGTTGAGTGCGTTGCCGAACGCGGTTCCGGCGGGCTGTCCTCCGGTCATCGCGTTCACGACGGCCATGATGCCGGTCCACAGTGATTGGAGTCCACCGCCGACCGACTGCGCGGCCGACTGCAGCGAGGTGAACGCTCCGGTGTCCTTGACCTGGCCGAAGAACGTCTGCAATCCCTGGACACCGGTGGTAGCGAGGCTGGTCACGGCGGCCGATGCGGCGTTGATGCCGCCCGTCACGGCCGGTTTGAACAGGTTGAACGCGTCGGTCAGACCGCCGGTCACGGCGGCTTCGAGGTTTCCCATGGCTCCCTCGATGGTGCTGGTCGATGTCGCGGCCTGTTTCGCCACGTCGGTCATGCCGAGGTCCATGAGCGCCTTGTTGAACTCGTCTGCGGTGATCTCGCCCTTGGACATGGCGTCGCGGAAGTTGCCCGTATACGCGCCGTTCTTCAGCAGCGCCTCCTGGAGTTTGCCGGACGCGCCCGGAATGGCGTCGGCAAGCTGGTTCCAGTTCTCCGTGGTCAATTTTCCCGCGCCGGCCGTCTGGGTGAGCATCATCGCGACGCTCTTGAAACTGTCGGCGTTGCCTCCGGCCACCGCGTTGAGGTTGCCGGCCGCCTCGGTCAGTTCCATGTAGTTGCCGATGCCGTTTGCCGCGAGCTGCGCGGTGGTGTTCTGGATGTCATCGAGCCCGTACACGGTGTCGTCGGCGTATTTGCGGGTTTCCTTCGCGGCTGCCTGCACGGCTTTGGTGTCGATGCCGGCGAAGCTCATGGTGTTCATGAACTTGTCGGTGCTGTCCGACATGTTCACCACATCGCCGGCGAAGCCCTTTACCGTGTCCCACAGCGCGGTCACGCCCTTGACGGCCAATCCGCCGATGGCGCTGCCGAAAGCGGCCGCCTTCGTAGTGGTCTTCTCGAACGCCTTGACGGCATCATCGGCGTTGCCGGTGATGCGCACGCTCATGATCGCGCTGTGCGCCACGTTTCACTCCTTCCGTGATTCGGCTTCCTTGAGCAGTTCGGCCAGTCCGGTGCCCCAATCCAATTCGTCGGCCTCGTTCCTCCACTGCCATGGCGTGCCGCCGAAACGGTTGGCCAGGAGGAACGAGAGACGGCCGAGCGAGTCTTGTGGCCACGCGGCTAGTCCGTAGGGTTTCCCTCTTCCGGTTCCTCCTTCGCGGCAGCGAGGTCGAATGAGGCCACGGTGTCCAGCCAATGCTCGAAGTCTGGCAGATTGCGGCCGGCCATGCGCAGGGCCGCGTAGGCCGCGTATGCGCCGGAACGGACGGGTGACTGGGTGATTGGCCCCCAGCCCACGTCGATGGCGTGCGCCTCGGCCTTGCATGTCGCGCGCATCGTGATCGGCACGGTCTCGCTGGTACCGTCCGTGTAGGTGATTCTCGTGGTTGCCATTATTTTCCTTTCACTTGCTTCAGTGTCTTGTCGATGAAGTCCTTGTAGACCTTTTGCCATTGGCTCTCGGTGGAGGCGACGCCGTTGTTGACGAAGAGACGTGGCTTGATGTGGCGGGCGGGCCACCCGTAGTTGACTGGTCCTGCGTAGGGCACGGCCTTGCGGCCGGCGCGGATGACGCCGGCGCGTTTCGTCGCTCCGACACGCAGGCTGCCGGCCAGCCGGCCGGTTTTGCCTCGTGGGGCGAGGTTGCGGACGGCGGGCAGTGCGATCTGCGCTGCCGCGCGGTTCACTTCCTTCAGGTCGTCCATGTCCGCGCCGGCCTTGCGCATCGTCTGAACGAAGCGTTTCTGGCCGACGACCATCAATGCCTTGTCAGCCATCACTCATCACTTGCCCGTGTACGGTGCGTGGGCGACGTTCGTGACGGCGAAGCTCAGATCGTTCGTGTTCTTCGATTTGACGTCGCCGCCGATGGCGATTGGCGCGATGGTGACGTTGAAGGTCCACTGGATCTTGCCGGTATTGTTCGGGACGAACTGGGCCGGCAGCGTCTCGCCCTTGTGGTCGAAGAGCCAGACGGCCAGACCGTCCTCGCTGAAGTCGTCGCCCACGGTGCCCTCGAACGTCCATGTTGTCGTGGTGTTCGTCTCCTCTGATCCGTCGAGGTAGGTGGTCGGGTCGTCGCTGCTGTTCGACGGGTTTAGCTGCGCCTTGGTCAGGTCGGCGCTGAAGTCCCTGCCGTTTTCGGTGTCGGTGATTTTGAAGATGCCTGGTCCGAGCGTGCGGATCTTTCCAGCCATGATTTTTTCCTTTCCTTGTCTTATTCGGTTTCCAGAGCGTTCAGCACGACCTGGTAGGCCGCCAGCGTGCCGGCTCCTGCGAGGTTCCAAGTCGCGGGCGTGGCCTTCTGGATGTTCAGGCCACGTTCGGCGAGCCGGTCGAGCGCTGTGAGGATGTCATCGACTGCGGATGGCTGCGTGGCCGGCGTGCCGGCGATGACGTCCAACGTCCAGACCGGTTCCGGCGGGCCCCATGATGGCCATTCCACGGTTGGCGGTTCGATGAACACCGCGACTTTGCCGGCCGCCGGGCGGATCAGTTGGGCGTCGATGCTGACGCTGCTGACCAGTCCATCGAGCATGTCGGTGAGCGTGTTCATCAGCGCGGCTCGTTGTTCCTGGATGTTCATGCAATCACCATGCCCCCGGTGAGCACGCCGGCGGCGCGGAGTTTCGGCCAGACCGAGCGGAGCGGGTCGGTGGAGATCCTGAACGGTTCCACAGTCGAATCGCCCACGTCCATCACGCCCAGGCGCGCGTCACGCATGTTGAACAGGTCCGCCGCGCAGGAGACGATGCAATCGGCCAGCAGATCGTCATCGACGGTGGCGGTGCCGACCGCGTGCGCGACGTATCGCTTCGCCGCCGCGAGTTTGACCGTGAGCCGTTCGTCCTCTCCGGCCGGCACTCCAACCTCGTCGCGGAGCCGTTGCAGCAGGATGTTGTCATCGATCATCATGCCGCGGCGAACTTCACCGGAATCAGGCCGTCCGCATGGGTCGTGGCCACCGCCATATACCCGTAGACGCTGTAGCTGTTGGTCAGGCCGGTCACGTTCCCGTCGGTCAACTGCGCCGGGCCGCCGGACTCCCAGACGGTCACGGCGGCGGGATCGATGAAACTGGCCAATCCGGCATCGGCGTTCGGCAGCAGCACGACAGGGACGCGCATGAACGTGCCGGCCACGCCGGTCAGGTCGAAACTTCCGATGGTGTCCGACCCGTCGCCGCTGAGGTTGAAGAACCGGTCACCGGTATCCTTGAGTTTCACCAGTGCCTTGAGCACGTCCTTGGAGACCGCGAGGCGCGTCAGCGACACGTTGCGGTCGTCGGCCAGTTCGGACGCGTCGATGATGAGCGACACCCAATCGTCGATGGTCATGTTGGCCAACTGTGGCGCGTCGATCTTGTTGGCGTTAGAGGATGCGTCGCGCTGCGCCTTGATCTCCGCGTACAGGTGGTCGCGCACTGCCTTCTCGGTGGCCTTCGCGTAGGCGTTCTGCAATGCGGTGATCGCGGTGTTGAGCATCGGCGTGGTGCTGCGTTCGATGGTCTGGCGGCTCAAAGAAGTGTAGCCGCCGTAGGTGTTGATGTCGGCGGTCTTGGTGCCGAAGGCGACTTTTCCGAAGGAAAGCTCTGAGCCTTCCGTCTCCTGTTTGCCGACGGCTGTGGTGTCGGAGGTCACGACATGGTATTCCATGCTCATGCCGGTCGCCGGGAGCGTGTCATGGGTCAGGAGCTGTGAGACCTTGCGGCGGTCCTCGATCAGTTTGAGGTCGTCGGCGATCCAGGTGGCGGTGTTGCCGGTGTCCTTGGTGGAAATCAGGTCGCGGCATTCCTTCATCACGGTCATGGCCTGTTCGTCGCCTCGCGCGAGGGCCTGCATGTATTCGCCGTGGCTCCGGTACGCCGCGCCGATGGCAGCCGGTGCCGGTTTCGCGCCCATCTTGCTGATCTCGGCCTTGATGCCGCGCTGTTCCTCCTGCATGGACTGGATCAGGTCCATCAGTTCGTTGTTGTTCTCCATGGTTTCCTTCCTTTGTTCCACGGCTGGTGCCGCTGATTTGGTCATTTTCGCGTTCTGGTAGGCTGGCCAGCTCACGATGCTGGTCTCAAGCAGACGGACCTTGCGGCGGTGGGTGATGCCGTCGCGATCCTTCTGCGATTCGAGCGGGATGAATCCGACCGAGAAGCTGTCGAGCACGCCGTCACGTATCAGGGTCATGGCGTCGCGGCCGCGTGCCGTGTCGCTGATCCGCGCGGTGATGTGCAGTCCGTCGTCCGTGCTTTCCGCTTTGGTGATGCGGCCGATGGTCTCGCCGTGCTCGAAGCACAGTTTCGCCTCGTCAAGTCCCTCGAAAGAGCAATCACGGTCGAAGGTCTCCGCACCGTCCCATGTGTCGATGATGTCGCCGAACGGCACGGCGACGCCTTCCACGGTCGAGGTGCCGGAGTCGTCGGCGGAGCGGAGTGTCAGGCCCTTCCAGGCGATTGTGCGTTTCTCGATGTTCATTGGTCTTCTTCCTTTCCGAGTGCCGGCAGCCCTTCCTTGCGCCTCACGTCATCGACGGTGAGGAAACCGGCCTCGATGGCGGTCTTGTAGGCCGTGTAGCGGTCGCTCATGTTCGCGCGCTGCGAGCTGTCCCAGTCGAACTTCGCGGTCCGGCCGCGCGGCAGGAGCCGGTTGAAGATCTCCTCGATCTCGCCGGTGTAGGCCGCCAGCGTGTAGTCGGCGAACTCTATCCACGACTGTTCGATGTTGCTGTAGGTGAGGTTCGAGCCATCGACGGCGGCGAGCATGATGCTTGCCGGGATGCCGAGCAGACGGGCGATCTGCGTGGTGTCGAACTTCTGGGTCTCAAGAAACTGCAAGTCTGCTGGCTTAAGTGAGAGCGGCACGTATTCCAGGTTCTTGCCGACTACCTTGATGTCGCCGGCCTCGCCCGACGCCTTCCATGATGCCTTGGCCTGCTGCGCGGCTTCCTGTGTGATGTTCTCTGATGTGCGCAGATAGCCCTTGAGGTTCGAGCCGTCCGTGAAGAACCTCGCCTTGTAGTCGCGGGCGAGCTGCGCGGCATCGATCTCCTCGCGTGCCGCCGAGATGGGGCCGAGCCCGCGCAGTCGGCCGGGCACGTTGAGGAATTTGCTGTGCACGACGTCATCGGCGGTGTAGGCATGGCCGAGATAGGAGAACCGCAAGTCGGGGCGTGCCGGGTCGTCGCTTTCGTCGGTGACGGTCACGTATTGCGGCGGCAGCATCTCGCAGGTGACGATCTCGCCTTTCCAATCGCGCACGATGCGCGTGAAGGCGTTGCCGTCGAGCACGAGCGATGCCACGATGTCGGCGATGAAATCACGGCGGGAACGGGAGACGTCCGGCTGCAACACCATGGGGCTCACGTCCGGCAGGTCACGGCCGCCGCGCTGTTCCACGATCGGCAGGCCGGTGATGGCGGTCTGAAGCACCTGCACGCCACGGAACACGGTTGAGAGTTGCAACGGTTCGGTGGCCGGCCCCCGTTTCGGCGGCTTGATGCCGTCCGGCATGTCCGTGCCGTCCGCGCCGCGCGTGAGCACGCGTCCTGCGAGCTTCATTCGTTCCCAAAGATTCATGACGCCGAGGATATGGCCGTGGTTCCGTCACTGCCAAAAAAACGGTGACAAACGGTGACAAACGGTGACAAACGGTGACAAACGGTGACAAACGGTGACAAACGGTGACACGTCAGAAGATTTGCAACGTGCCGTCAGATGGCAGGTGATGCGCGCCCCACGCGGCCAGCATGCATGATTCGATCGGTGAGGTCAGCCCGGTGCTGCCGCGCCGTGTGACGCGCCATGCGTCGCCGCTCCACGTCCTCGCGCAGTTGGCCGCGCTTGCGTCGAGCTCGGTATCGGCGGCGTGGCGGATCAGCTTGTTCCGCAGGCCGCTGACGAATGCCTGGCCGACCGCGAGGTAGTCTGATGATTGCATGGCGATGAAGTCGATAAGCGGATCACCGGCTTCGTCGGTCATGGATGCGAGCCGGTCGTGCAGGTCGGCGTTTGGTCCCTTGCAGTCCATGACCAGGGGAGCGTGGTAGGTGTCGCAGATTCTCGTGATCTCGGCGGGTGCCATGCCGGTGCCGTCCAGGACTTCGAGCAGTTGCACGGTCACGGTGCCGTCCGTGTTGACGATCGCGGCGGAGACTGACGTGTTCGTGGCGTCCACGTCCACGGCGGCGGCGATCACCACGGGTCGGCCGTCGATCCGGTCCGGCGTGATCGGCGTGTCCAACGTGGATTGCCATAGCTGGTCGGGGATGACGCGCTCGGCCACTCCGTTGTCTCGCCGGTTGCCGAAGGCGCGCGCCCAACCGGCCTCGTTGCCGGCGAACTGCTCGCGGAAGTCGCGCAATTGGCGGATGTCCCAGAGCAGGCCGGCGGCGGGATGCCATTTCAGGATCGTCTGGAAGTCCTCGGGGTCGGCGTCGTCGGGGATGCCGAAATCGAACCAGCAGGTGCGTTTCGGCACGTTACCGGCGCGGAAGGAGTCGAGCAGGCCGTTGAGGAACGTGGAATCTGCCGTGCCTTCGGTCGAGGTTATCCAGATCTGGGGCTGGACGCCGGTGAAGTGCAGTCTCGTGTTCATGGTCGGTGCCATGCCGTCGAGGATCAGTTTGCCGGTCTCGTCGTCCAAGCTGAATGCCTCGTCGATGGTGAATTTGTCCATCTGCGTGCCATGGCCGGCCACTTTGGTCACGGCCAATGGGCAGATGAAGCTGCCGTTGCGGAAACGCTGCTCCATCCCGCCGTTGGAAAGCCTCGGCTTGAGGGCGAACGGCGCGAGCTTCGATTTTGAGAGCTGCTGCACGAAGTCCTTGAAATGCTTCTCGGCGTCCTTGCCGGTCTGCGCGAGGTAATAGATCTTCCGGTCTGGGCCGAGCAGAGCGTTGCGTGTGTCCTCGGTATCGATCAGCGTGCTCTTGCCGCACTGGCGCGGAGTGGAAAGCACCACACGGTCGTAATAGTACGTTCCGGTGGCAGGGTCGATTTCCCCGGCGACGTCGGCCACGTATCGCTGCCATGGCAGCAGCGGCTTGCCGAGCATCTCGGCAGTCCGTGCGACGATCGCGCCGTCGGTCGGCCGCGTTTCGTCGCGTTTCGTGCCGCCGCGCATGAGCATGGTCACAGTCCGGCCTTCGCGTCGGAGATGAAGTCGGTCAGCGTCGGGTCGAGCTGCGGCTGTTCCGGATACATCGCCTTGAGTTCCTGGAACCATGTGAGCAGTGATGTCATGTTGCGGCTGATCTCGCGTCCCTTGCTGTTCTGGATGTCGATGTTCCTGGCTATCGAGAGCATCGACTTGCAGATGTAGGTTGCTTCCGGCGTCAACGTCTTGCCATCCACGAAGCTTTTGATGAGATTCATGGTCGCCTGCTCC